TACCACATCCAGTGCAGAGGGATCGACGCTTTATGTCTCACTATCTCCTTGCTATGATTGTGCAAAGCTCATCTATCAAGCTGGTGTGGTACGTGTTGTCTATAATGAAGAATACAGAAGTAGAGATGGTATTGATTTCCTTCTGGACTGTGGAGTAGAATGTGAGCAAAGAGAGCTTTGATAAAAAGAAAAAGTTAAAAGCTTGGGAAAGAAAAAAAGAAAAACTAGATAAGCAATGGAAAGATGGTTTCAAGCCACTAGGTAAACCAGGAGCTGTAAAAAATTCTATAGCCATTGAGTATAATGGTAAGATATATGATTCACTTTCTGCAGCGTCTAGAAAGACTGGAAGGTCTATCGGTTATATTAAAAAGCATAGCAAGGAGTTATAATGAAAGATCAATTTTTATGGGTAGAAAAATATCGTCCTAAGACTATTGACGATTGTATTCTACCTGACAAGTTAAAGCAAACATTTATTAACCTTAGAGATAAAGGTGATATGATGAATTTGCTTTTATCAGGTTCGGCGGGTACTGGCAAAACCACAGTGGCCAGAGCCCTATGCGAAGAGCAAGGCTGTGATTACATCATAATAAATGGTTCTGATGAGGGTAGATCAATTGATATACTCAGAGATAAGATTAAAAAGTTCGTCTCTACTGTTTCAACAACTGCTAAGCCGAAAGTAGTTATTATTGATGAAGCTGATTACCTAGGTATCGCAGTCCAGCCTGCTCTTCGTAACTTTATTGAAGAGTTTAGTTCAAATGCTAGATTCATACTAACATGTAATTTTAAGCATAAGATTATACCACCTCTTCATTCAAGATGTAGTGTTATAGACTTTAGTATATCTAAAGCCGATATGGCTGCAAATGCTGGTGGTATTGCTAAAAGATGTATGCATATACTTGATGCTGAAAAAGTTAAGTATGAAAAACAAGCAGTACTCGAAGTTGTAAAATCTCATTTCCCTGATAATCGTAGAATCATAAATGAACTACAAAGATATTCTCATATTGATAATAATATTGATAGTGGTATCATTGCAGTTGTAAATACAAGTAAAGTAAAAACACTTGTAAAATATATCAAACAAAAAGATTTTAAATCATGTCGAGCTTGGATTGCAGATAATCCTGATCCTGATTCTTTATTCAATGAGTTCTATCAATCAATAAATGATTATGTAGAACCATCATCCATACCAAATCTCATATTGATTATTGGTGAGTATCAACATAGATCTGCATTTGTGACTAATCAAGAAATTAACTTAGCTGCATTTGTAGTTGAGGTAATGAAGAATGTTAAGTTTCGTTAAGTCACTCTTACAGTATAGAACAACTAGAATATACTTCTTTTTAAGCACACACTATCCAAGAAAACGAGCTGATAGAATGGGTTATAATGAAACACACCCATGTTATATTGCAAGAAAAGGTAATGGCTTCTATGCATGGGAAAAAGGTACTTACTATAACAGCCATAGAAGAATATCAAAATTTAGTGGTTTGAAACTAGGTATTGGAGACTATGGTGCATCATTTGGTTTGATTAGTGGTTATAAACCTAGAAACTTTTTAAGAATACTCTTAAAGTCAGGCAAAATGCCATACATATTATTTCATAGTAAATCTGCCTTTCATATACCAGCGTTTATGGTATTTCCTGGTCAGTGGTGGATTGTTTGTAAATATCAAGAAAAAACTATGATGGAACAGTATAAAGATTTAATATCCCATTGGAGAATAAAGAAGAGAAATGCAAATAGATTTATTTGGAAACGTCATAAAGAATAATGATGAAGAAGAACTAAAGGTACATAAGCCTTCACCATTCGACTTCATCAAATCAATATCAAATAAAAACTTTAAAGAAGATTTACATGGTTATGTCAAGTATGTCATCAACCTTGGATTTTCTATGAGATCAGATACTATACACTATGCAAATGAGATGAACAAATATGATAATGTATCTGATGAAGAACAATATGCATTTTATTTTCATGCTATGCCAAAGAAGAATTACTTTGCAAAATGGCAGAAGATGAATAAGACTGATGGTATAGATGAAGTTGCTGAGTACTATTCTATATCTAAGAAACAGGCGGTTGATTACTGTAAGACTCTAAAACCTGAACAAATACAGTACATCAAGTCTCTTAACCTTAAAGGCGGTAAAAAATAAATACAGTAGGCGTATCTAACATATTCAAAGGATATAATGTTAGAACAATTACTGGAAGTAAAACTAAAAGAGCGAGACGATTTCCTTAAAATAGTAGAAACTTTGACAAGAATTGGATTAGAATCAAGAGATAAAAAGTTAGTCCAAACTTGCCATATTCTGCATAAAAAGGGAAAGTACTATATCTGTCATTACAGAGAGCTCTTCAAATTAGATGGATTCGATAGGGAAATTACCGTCGAGGATACAGCACGTCGTAATGGAATTGCTAAACTTCTAGAAGAATGGAAACTCTGCGAAATAGTAGGTTCAGCCGAGCCTGCATCTCTCCAAAAAGTAAAAGTAATCCCTTTCAAAGAAAAAGGTGATTGGACACTAAAAGCTAACTATACTATAGGTAAAAAGTCCACAAATTAGTATAATCTAATTAATGTCAGAATACTACACTAATGTTGCCATATATGGGCAAAACTTACTCGTCCGCGGTATCAGAGATGGTGAAGAATTCAGGTCAAAGATTAAGTATGACCCAACTCTTTATATACAATCTGCTACAAAGACAGGATTTACTGATGTATATGGCAATCATCTAAAGCCATTACCATTTGACACAATGGTTGATGCCAGAAACTTTGGCAAACAGAATGAAGAAACAAATCTAAAAGTATATGGCTTCCCATTCTTTAACTCTCAGTACTGTATTGAACACTATCCAAATGCTGAGAATGATTGGAAACGTGAAGAAATAAGAACATTCACTATTGATATTGAAGTTAGCTCAGAAGAAGGTTTCCCTGAGCCAGGTGAAGCAGCTCATCCCATCACAGCAATATGTCTACATGATTCTATTACAGATAAGTTTATTACATTCGGTAATGGTGATTGGTCAAGAAAAGATTCAGTACTTACAGATTCTGATTTGCTAGATAAAATTGTATATGTACCATGTAATTCAGAAAGACAGATACTTGATTTCTTTATAAAGTATTGGTCAGACCACTATCCACAAATTGTGACAGGTTGGAATACACAATCATTTGATATGCCATATATTCATAATCGTATGGTAAAACTAGGCTTTGATGTTAAAAGACTTTCACCATGGGGTCTTACCCGCATCAAAGAGTTTCCTACTAAACAAGGTACTCAGATGCGTGTTGAGATTACAGGTATCGATGATATTGATTATCTTGACAGATATAAAAAGAATGCTGTACAAGAATCATATCGTCTTGACCATATTGCCTTCATCGAACTTGGTGAAAAGAAACTAGATTATAAAGAAGTTGGTTCACTACATAAATTATTCTTTGAAGATTTCAATAAGTTTATTGATTATAATATTCAAGATACTAATCTTGTCAAAAGACTTGACGATAAGATGGGATTGATTGATGTTCAGATTGCTGTAGCATATAAAGCAGGTATCAACTATGAAGATGTATCTGGTGTTGTTAAAACCTGGGATGCTATGATTAATAAAGAAATGTTCTTTGAAAAGAAGATACCACCATTTAGTTTTCCAAGAACTGGATTTACTGAAGCTATTCCAGGCGGTTATGTAAAACCACCACAAGTTGGTAAACATGGATGGGTTGCTTCATTTGATTTGAACTCTCTATATCCTCACCTTATCATGCAATATAATATATCACCTGAAACTATCATGGATAAATTGCAAGTATGGCCTGATATCTCTGAAGAAAAGCGTATGCGTGATTTCTTACATGGTAAATCATTTAAATCACAAGGTGATTTTGCTGTGGCTGCTTCAGGCTGGATGTTTAAGAAAGACTTTGAAGGTATCATACCAAGAGTTATGCGTAAGCTATATGATGAACGTAAACAAATTCAAGGTGTAATGAAGAAGAAGCAGAAAGAAGGTGGTGATATTACCAAACTTCATCTTGCTCAATACGTTCGTAAAATCCTATTGAACTCAGGTTATGGTGCAATCACAAACAAATATTACAGATGGTTTGACCCAAGGCTAGGTTCATCAATTAC